GTGACCAGGGAGAAAGCTCAGGTTGATTTTATGGAGTTTGTTAAGGTCATGTGGCCTGGGTTTATTCATGGCAGACACCATGCTTTAATGGCGAAGAAGTTCGAGGATATAGCGAATGGAAAGATTAAGCGCTTGATCATTAATATGCCGCCGCGACATACGAAGTCAGAGTTTGCGTCCAACATGCTGCCGGCATGGTTCTAAGGTAAGTACCCGGACAAAAAGGTTATCCAGACTTCTAATACGGCAGATCAGGCTGTGGGTTTTGGCCGTAAGGTTAGGAATCTGGTGGACTCGGAGCAGTATTCAAAGATCTTCACTAACGTGGCGCTGAGGGCTGACTCTAAAGCTGCGGGCCGTTGGGCGACAAATCACAACGGGGATTACTTCGCTATTGGTGTGGGTGGTACTGTTACTGGTAAGGGTGCGGACCTACTGATTATTGATGACCCCCATTCTGAGCAGGAAGCTAGGTTGGCGCAGGGAGATCCGGGGGTGTTTGATACGGTTTATGAATGGTATACATCTGGACCACGGCAGCGACTCCAGCCGGGTGGGGCCATTATTATTGTGATGTGCATGACGGGGGATACTGCCGTTCTAATGCATGACGGCACTGAAAAGCCTTTGAAAAATATCCGCCCCGGAGACATGGTTGCAACCTTTGACAAAGGCAGGCTATCGGTCAGCAAGATCAATAACTGGCAGTCAAGTGGTGTTGATTCCATATATAAGATACGAACACAATCTGGTAAGATTCTTCGTGCAAATGAGAGACATCCGTTTCTTGTAATGAACGAAGGAGTACTGGAATGGACGAGATTGAATCAACTAAGAGTGGGGGATTTACTTGTATCGTTGAAGGGTGCAACAGGCAATCTAGATCAAAAACAAAGCCCGGAAAGTGCGGCCCATGTCAGGCAAAAGACAGCTACCACCGCAAAAACCCCGATGCACCGTATCGCCCACTTGGCAGCCATGGGAAGTGGAAAGGCGTTGAATGCAGTATTGAAGGGTGTGGCAAATCTGTTGCAAGCCGCGGCCTGTGTTCCAACCATTACAGGCAAGAGTACATCCCCAAAAAATCATCAGAAGAAGCCAGAAAACACCGGATTAAGCACCGGTATGGGATCACTGTTGAGCAGTACGAAGCAATGGTTAAGGAGCGCAATAACCTTTGCGACGTATGCAAGCAGCCCCCAACTAGCAACAATACCCGCGCCCATTGGAATGGGAAGCTCTGCATTGACCATTGCCATGAAACCGGCAAAGTCCGAGGACTGCTCTGCAATGACTGTAACCTTGCCGTTGGATACGGAAAGACACCAAGCATTCTTGAACGAGCTGCATCGTATCTCAGACTTTACAGTGGACCCGATAGCGGCAATAACTTATGACGGCGAGGAAGAGGTCTTTGATATCGAGGTGGATAGAACTGAAAACTTCATAGCAAATGGGGTGGTAAGTCATAATACCCGCTGGTCGGACAAGGATCTGACTGGCCGGGTACTGAAGTCTGACAATACAGATTGGGAGGTTATAGAGCTGCCGGCGATTATGCCGTCCGGGAAACCTCTCTGGCCGGAGTTCTGGAGCCTGTCTGAACTGGAGGCGCTGAAGGAAGAACTGCCAACGTATAAGTGGAACGCCCAGTATCAGCAAAGGCCGACGGGCGAAGAAGGGGCGATAGTAAAGCGGGAGTGGTGGAAGCGTTGGGAGAGTGAGAGACCGCCTCGGTGCGAATACATTATCCAGTCTTGGGATACGGCGTTTACGAAAAGCCAGCGGGCTGACTACTCTGCTTGTACGACTTGGGGGGTATTCTATAAAGATGAGGACGAGCAGAATGTAAATATCATTCTGCTGGATGCCTTCAAAGAAAAGATGGAGTTCCCGGAGCTGAAGGCCAAGGCTAAAGAGATGTATGACGAGTGGGAGCCGGACTCCTGCATTATTGAAGCCAAGGCTGCGGGCGCTCCGCTGATACACGAATTGAGAAGGATGGGGGTGTATGTTCAAGACTACACGCCCACCCGTGGGAACGACAAGTTTGTGCGTCTGAATTCGGTTACAGATTTATTTAGTTCGGGTAAAGTGTGGGCACCTGAGACGCGCTGGGCGGATGAGGTTATTGAGGAAATGGCTAGATTCCCGAATGCCGAGCACGATGACTTGCTTGACTCAAGCGTACAAGCCTTGATGCGATTTAGGCAAGGTGGATTTTTGCGTTTAGATTCCGACGAAGAGGATGAAATTACGGGCTTTCGTCGAAAACGCTCTTATTACTAAGGACAACCATGGCTACAAATATTGATAAAGCGCTTTATCGGGCTCCTCTTGGATTGGATGCGATGGAGGAAGAGCCGGAATTTGAGATTGAGATTGAAGATCCAGAGTTTGTTCGTATTGGAATGCCCGGACTGGAGATTGAAATCGAGCCCGATGAAGGTTCCGAAGACGAGTTTTCTGCAAACTTGGCGGAATATGTAAGCGAAGACACGCTAGAAGAGCTGTCGAATGAGTTGGTTGATGCCTTCGAAGAGGATAACAACTCAAGAAAAGACTGGATGCAGACTTATGTAGACGGCCTAGAACTTCTTGGCATGAAGATTGAAGAAAGATCAGAGCCATGGGAGGGCGCATGCGGCGTTTACCACCCAATCATGGCAGAAACTCTGGTGAAATTTCAATCAGAAACGATCATGGAAACCTTTCCAGCGTCGGGCCCTGTAAAAACACAGATCATCGGCAAGGAAACTCCCAAGATTCGTGACGCAGCACTGCGAGTTAAGGACGATATGAACTATCGCCTTACAGTAAAGAACACAGAATACCGGCCAGAACACGAAAGAATGCTGTGGGGCTTGGGACTTGCGGGTAATGCGTTCAAGAAAGTTTACTTTGATCCAGCGCTTGGCCGCGAAACTGCAATTTTTGTCCCGGCTGAGGACGTAGTTGTGCCCTATGGCGCAAGTAATCTCAAAACTTCGCCGCGTGTTACGCATATTATGCGTAAAACAGAGAACGAGTACAGAAAACTTGTTGTTGCCGGGTTCTATCGTGACGTAGATTTGCCGGAGCCAGAGAATACACTGGACGATGTAGAGAAGAAGATTGCGGAAAAGATGGGATTCCGCGCTACATCTGATGACCGCTACAAATTCTTGGAAATGCAGGTTGATCTTGACCTTGAAGGGTACGAGGACAAGGATGATGATGGTGAAAAAACTGGTATTGCCATACCTTACATCGTAACCATCGATAAAGGATCACGAAAAATTCTGGCAATCCGTCGCAACTGGAAGCCAGATGATCCCGCCAAACTAAAACGTCAACACTTCGTACACTATGGATACATTCCGGGATTTGGTTTCTATTATTTTGGCCTCATTCATCTTCTTGGCGCATTTGCTAAGTCTGGCACTTCGATTATTCGCCAGCTTGTTGATGCTGGCACCCTTAGTAATTTGCCGGGTGGCCTTAAATCCAAAGGGATGCGAACAAAAGGGGACGACACTCCGATTGCGCCGGGCGAATGGAGAGACGTTGACGTAGCATCTGGCACCATCCGGGACAACATTCTCCCGCTGCCATACAAAGAGCCAAGTCAGGTCCTCTTCCAACTGATGAATCAGATTGTGGAAGAGGGTAGGCGCTTTGCTTCTGCCGCTGACCTGAAGGTTAGCGATATGTCTTCGCAATCTCCGGTAGGCACAACGCTGGCAATTCTTGAGCGGCAACTAAAAGTGATGAGCGCAGTACAGGCGCGTATTCACTTCGCTATGAAAGAAGAATTCCGCCTGCTTAAAGATATCATCAAAGACTACGCACCCAGTGATTATGACTATGTGCCTGTTGATGGTACGCCGCAAGCAAAGAGTTCTGATTATGACATGGTGGACATCATCCCTGTGTCTGATCCTAACGCGGCAACAATGTCGCAGAAGGTGGTTCAGTATCAAGCGGTGATGCAGATGGCGGCACAAAACCCGCAAATCTACGATCAAGTTGAGTTGAACCGTCAGATGCTAGAAATTCTTGGCATCAAAAATATTGGCAAGCTTATTCCCACTGCGGAAGACCATAAGCCGAAAGATCCTGTGTCCGAAAACATGGCGATCCTGAACAACAAGCCAGTAAAAGCCTTTGTCTATCAGGACCATGAGGCACATATCAAAGTGCATATGTCTATGACGCAAGATCCGAAGATTCAGCAACTCATAGGCCAAAACCCGCAAGCAAATGTCATGGTCGCCGCCATGCAGGCGCACATTGCGGAGCACGTTGCATTTGAGTACCGCAAGCAAATTGAGCAACAGCTCGGCGTTCCGCTTCCCAAAATGGATGAGGAAATGTCTGAAGAGATTGAAGTTGAAATGTCTCGCATGATGGCTGCTGCTGCTGCTAAGTTGCTGCAAAAAGATCAGGCTGAAGCTGCGCAACAACAGGCGCAACAAGCCGCCCAAGATCCTATTGTTCAAATGCAACAACAAGAGTTGCAGCTCAAGAAGGAAGAGGTGGACATCAAGAAGGCCAAGCTTCAAATTGATGCCGCCGCTCAAGCCGACAAGTTGGAGCTTGAGAAAGAGCGCATTGAAGCCCAGAAAGAAATTGCCGGTCTACAAGTTGGGGCCAAAGCCGCAAAAGATCGTCAAGATTTTGAGGGCAGGATGGAGTTAGAGGGCACTCGTATTGGTGCAGAAATTGCACGTAACAGCGCCCAGATGAATCAACAAGCGCGACAAACAAACAAACCGACAAGAGGTGAGTAATTATGGATAAGGTGCTTGAGGTAGTTCTTGGGCAATTAAAAGAGAAGCGTCAGCAATTAACAGATGCAGTTGCCACAAACGCCTGCGGTGATTTTGCTGAATATCAAAAACTTTGCGGGGAGATTAGGGGTCTATCCATCGCGGAGGGTTTCATTTTAGACCTCACAAAACTTATGGAGCAATCTGATGACTGATATCGCCATCGCCACAGAAAGCGGTGAAGTATCCACGCTGCCTCAAATGGCAGACGAAAAAGCGAAACAACTTCCAGAACCTTGTGGTTACCACATCCTTGTGGCTCTACCGGAAGCGGAAGACAAGTATGAAAGTGGCATTTTCAAAGCGGACGAAACCCGTCGGTTTGAGGAGGTGCTTGCTACGGTGTTCTTTGTAGTGAAGTTAGGGCCTGATTGCTACAAAGATGAAAAAAGGTTTGCAACAGGGCCGTGGTGCAAAGAGGGCGATTTTATTCTCGCTCGTCCCAATTCTGGCACTCGGTTGAAGATCCACGGACGCGAATTCCGTTTGATCAATGACGATACTGTTGAAGCGGTGGTTCAAGATCCACGCGGTATTAGCAGAGCATAAAGGAGAAACAAATGGTGCAAAAAATGGATGAGGTTGAATTTGAGTTCCCTGATGAAAAGAAGGGAAATGAAAATACAAAAGCTCAAGATGACAATTTTGAGTTTGAGATTGAGGATGATACTCCGCCAGAAGATCGTGGCCGATCACCCCTGCCAAAAAACTTGGTTGAAGAACTTGATAAAGATGAGCTGGAAGAATATTCCGAGAACGTCAAAGTTAAGCTTAAACAGCTAAAGAAAGTATGGCATGACGAACGTCGAGATAAAGACCAAGCCATGCGCGAACGCATGGCGGCTGAAGATCTTGCCAAACAAATGCTGGAAGAAAACAGACGCCTTAAAGCCAGAATCTCTGAAGGCGAAAGATCTTTTCTTGACACATATAAAGGCGCGGCAGAGCTTGAGCTAAGTGCGGCCGAAAAGGCTTATAAGGACGCTTACGATATGGGCGATTCTGATGCCCTTATTGCAGCTCAGAAAAAGCTGAACGCAGCACAGATGAAGTTGCAAAAAGCGCAAGATTATGTTCCTGCTTTACAACAGGAAGAAGATGATGTAAAAGTCGCATCAGAAAATCAAGTGCCTCGCCCTGACCAGCGGGCTGTTGCGTGGCAAGAGCGCAATACGTGGTTCGGTAAGGACGAGGAAATGACCAGCCTTGCACTTGGTTTGCATCAAAAGCTGGTAAATCAGTACGGGGCCAGCTACCCCAGTACAGATGAATATTGGACGAAGGTTGATGAAACCATGCGTCGGCGGTTCCCGGATTATTTCGAGGGCCAGAGGCAAGATGAAACGCAGCCTACAAAACAGCAGCGTACAGAAAAACCTTCAACGGTCGTAGCACCAGCAACCCGAAGCACGGGCTCCAAAAAAGTCGTGCTGAAGCAGTCTGAACTGAATATTGCCAAGCGGCTCGGATTAACTCCTGAGCAATACGTCCGTGAAAAAATGAAAATGGAGGCCCGAAATGGCTGAAAACAAAACTAGTCGTGAACTTCAAACTCGTGCCGTGCAGGAGCGCCCCAAGCAGTGGGCACCACCTGAGCTTTTGCCTGAACCAGATAAGCAACCCGGCTTCGCGTACAGATGGATTCGTGTCTCAACCTTGCAGAATGCTGACCCCCGTAATATTTCCGCAAAACTGCGGGAGGGATGGGAGCCTGTAAAGATTGAGGAACAACCAAAGTTTCAACTGCTAATCGACCCCAATAGTCGCTTTAAAGACAACATTGAGGTTGGTGGACTGTTGCTTTGCAAGACCCCAGAAGAGCTCGTTGACCAGCGTAATTCTTATTACCAGAGACAAGCCGAGGGTCAGATGGAGTCTGTAGACAATAGTTTGATGCGCCAAAGCGATCCACGTATGCCGCTGTTCAATGAACGGAAGTCTACGACGTCGTTTGGCAAAGGAAATTAACCAAACTTTTGGAGTCAAACATGTCATATCCGACTGTAGAAGCCCCATACGGGCTAAAACCGATCAATCTGATCGGCGGTCAGGTGTTTGCGGGTCAGACTCGTGAACTCCCGATTGCCAGCAATACTGCTGGTGCAATTAACAACGGCGACATCGTTCGCCTTTCGTCTGGCTTCATCGTCAAAGAGACCGGTACTACTACCGTCTCGGCAACCGGTGTGGTTGGCGTGTTTGTTGGTGTTTCTTATACAAACCCGTCCACAGGCCAGAAGCTGTTCGCTAACTCGTACCCCGGTTCGGTTGTGGCTTCCGACATCGTGGCCTACGTTGTTGACGATCCCGATGCTCTGTTTAAAGTCGCTGTGACCGGCGGTGCAACCTCGACCACCATCACCCCAATTTCTGGCACGATTTTGGGTAATAACCTTGCGATTTCTCAGCCCTCGACTAACACCACTATTTCGGGTAACTCAAATATCGGTGCTTATGACTCCGGTGGCAATACTGCGTTTACCTTACCTTTCCGTGTTGTTGGTCTTGTAGAAGAGACAACCAACGCTGCTGGTAACTACAGCGAAGTAATTGTTAAATGGAACATGCCGTATATCACTTTGACGGAAGGCGCACCTAACGTCGTGGCGTATAACGGCGGTCATTCGTACTACAACCCGACCGGCACTGCCAACGTATAAGGGAGCTAAATCATGGCTATTTCACGCGCACAACTATTGAAAGAGCTGCTCCCCGGCTTGAACGCACTGTTCGGTCTGGAGTACGCTCGTTATGGCGAAGAACACAAAGAGATCTACGAAACAGAGACCTCCGAGCGTTCGTTCGAAGAAGAAACCAAACTGTCTGGCTTCAGTGCCGCACCGGTTAAGAACGAAGGTTCTGCAATCGCGTACGACAACGGTCAGGAAGCTTGGACTGCCCGCTACAACCACGAAACCATTGCTCTAGGTTTCTCGCTGACCGAAGAGGCCATCGAAGACAACCTGTATGACAGCCTGTCGGCTCGTTATACCAAGGCGCTGGCTCGTGCTATGGCTTACACCAAACAGGTCAAGGCTGCTAACGTCCTGAACAACGGCTTCACCAACTCCGCTCAGTACTACGGCGGCGATGGCGTACCTCTGTTCTCGTCTTTGCACCCTCTGGTTGGTGGCGGCACCAACAGCAACATCCCATCAACTCCTGCTGACCTGAACGAAACTTCGTTGGAAAACGCTGTTATTCAGATCGCCGCATGGACTGATGAACGTGGTCTGCTGATTGCTGCCAAGCCACGCAAGCTGATCGTTCCTCCTGCTCTTCAGTTCGTTGCTACTCGTCTGTTGGAAACCGAACTCCGTGTCGGCACTAACGACAACGATGTCAACGCAATCAAGAACAACGGCTCGATCCCAGAAGGCTATACGATCAACCACTTCCTGACCGATACAAACGCATGGTTCCTGACCACTGACGTTCCAAACGGCATGAAGCACTTTGTTCGTAGCCCAATGGCTCAGTCGATGGATGGTGACTTCGATACAGGGAATGTACGCTACAAAGCACGTGAGAGATATTCCTTTGGATGGAGTGACCCGCTTGGGATGTACGGATCGCAGGGCGCTTGACAACACAAGGATCACTCGATACAATAAGTCCTCATACATCGTTGTGGGGGTCTTATGGAGTACATCGAATGTTCTGAGGTTGGATGTGGAAACCCCGTGTTCGCACGGGGGATCTGCCGAAAGCACTATGAACAGGAGCGGCTGGCGACGGCTGCTCCTTGTTCTTTTGCTAGGTGCCAAAATAAATCGTTTCGCGGTGATCTCTGCGCCGAACACTACAGAGCAAAGCAAAAATCCTCCCGACCTATGTGCACCGTTCCCGGTTGCACCGACCCACAAAAGACGCTGAAGTCTGGGTTATGTGAACGCCACCTATTCAGGTTTAGCCGCCACGGAACTGTTGAACAACCACGCAATGCAGACTGGGGCGCTCGTGAATCCCACCCGCTTTATCAGGTTTATCATTGGCAGCGACGCAAACCCAACGGTATGTGTAAAGAATGGGCAGAGGATTTCTGGCTATTTGTAGAGGAGGTCGGCGATAAGCCTGACGGGCATTCTTTGCGTAAACACATACAGACCCAACCAATTGGCCCCGGTAATTGGTATTGGAAAGAGTCAACACCCAGTAAGGACGCTGCGGCGTGGCAAAAAGCTTATCGAAACCGCCATCCAGAACGTATAAAAGACACAGAACTTAAAAAACGATACGGCATCACATTGCAAGATTATCAATGTATGGCAGAGTCGCAAAACCATCGTTGTGCTATCTGCGGTGAACTTGAGACCGGCACGGATAAACAGGGCGTACCACGCCGGATGCCGGTAGACCACTGCCATGCAACAGGTAAGATTCGAGAGCTACTTTGTTCCGCTTGTAACAAAGCATTAGGCGGGTTTCGTGATCGACCAGACTTGCTGCGAAAAGCCGCAGAATACGTAGAGAAACACCTTGACTCCCCTCTTGCCCAGTAGTATAAAAGCAGTAATACCGGGAATACCGGTGTGTCGAACAGTCCCGGCTGACTTCATGCAGATCGACATACCTAACCGCATGAGGGAAAATTCAAATGGCACTTTCTACTACCCAAAGCATTTGGCGTTCGGGCGGCGGCGATCAAACTCGCACTGCATATTGCGGCTCCGGCGTCATGGCTGCTGAATTCTATTTCGACCCCACACTCGTCAACACCAGCAGAGCTAAAGTCTCGTCGGTTACTGGCGCTCCTGATCTGATTCTCCCAGCCGGTGCTGTTATTACGGCAATCCAGTTTGATGCTACTGGCACTGGCGGCACGACCCCTACGATGGACATGGGCTTCACGCTCTACACCACTGGCACTGCAACGCCTACCGGCCTGATCGACAACTACGCTGCCGACGCAGGTAAAAAGCAGGTTGTCTGGGGCGATAGCGGCGCTGGCGCTTCGCTCGGTACGGTTATGTCGGCTACTCAGATGGTCTATATCACTGGCGGTGCAAACACTGGTGATGCGCCTACTGGTGGTGCTGTTTCTGGTCGCGTTCTGTACTACGTTACCGATCCGCTGGTTGGTCAGCAGAACGTCTAATTAGGGGGCCGATATGGCTATGCAATACGACGTAAAGTCGTTCCATGCAACAGCTTCATCGCTTGCGTATGGTGATCGCACACGTTTGAAAGGCGTGGTTATATCCCCCGTTTCGTCTACAACTTTCAACTCGTGTGTGGTGGATACTGCGGGGGCGTTGACGGGAACGTACGATATTCCGGGTTCAACGACCTGCACCGTGACTATTGCCAATCATGGGCTATCGAACGGCGATAGGGTGGGGCTTAACTTTACTAGCGGAACAGCGGTAGATGATTCGTATGATGTGGCAAATGTAACAACTAATACGTTCACTATAACAACGGCAACGCTGACCACCAGCGGCAACGTAACCATGTACCCCAAAGTCCTAACTGAACTGGACTGCTCTTCGGGTACGTCTTTTTACACGTTGATTCCGGGTGAGGGCATCCTTGCGACAGGTGGTTTGTTCTGTTTGCTGCCATCCACTAACGTCACTATGACTATTTTTTACGGATAGGAATAGGCCATGATGCAGACTGACGTTAAATCCGCCCGTGCCGCAAACACTGGACTGTTGGTAACGCAAGCGCCCGTACGGTTGAAGTCCATTACGGTGACAAGCGCAACGGTATCCGCGAGGAATGTTGCTGTCTGCGACCCAACCGTTCAAGAGTCTGGTACGTATTCCCGTACGAGTCCTAGTGCCACAATCACAGTCACGATAGTGAACCACGGCTTTGTTACTGGGCAGCGCGTGTTCTTGGACTTTACGTCTGGCACTGGGCGGGATGGCGTGTATACGATTACGAAGACGGGCGACGATACGTTTACCTGTGCGGATGTAGCAACCACGACCACAAGCGGCAACGTCACGGCGTACAGCAGCATCGCATTAGAAATCGACACCTTCAACACCGTTGGTCTACCTATCTTGATCCCCGGCGAAGGTATTTACTGCCCCAACGGTATCTTTGTGGGGTGTGGCTCATCGGTAACTGCGACGGTGTTCTATGGCTAAGACTCCAGCATGGCAGAGGAAAGAGGGCAAAAATCCCAAGGGTGGTCTAAACGCCAAAGGGAGAGCTTCTTACAACGCAGCGAATCCGGGGAAGCCGGGGTTGAAAGCCCCCCAGCCGGAAGGCGGCGCAAGGAAAAAATCATTCTGTTCCAGAATG